TTGAAGGGATTTGCAAATTTTCCCCGCCATTAGTATTTAAGATGGTAGAAGTTTCCAACATTGGCCCTGAATTTCTTGCCAATAAAAGAACTTGATCATAAAAACTTGTAGGAACTGGTGAACCAGTTGAAGTTTTTACAACATCTCTTTTTTCAAATGTGTGTGAACGAATTTCGCCACGAGCTAATGAGCGCAAAATTGCGTTGTCATCAACTGATGGTGCTAAATCGCTCATTGGTCTAGCTTGATTCTCAAAGCCTTTCATAGCTTCTATGGCACGAACTTCTCTTTCGGCATCAGCTTTTAGAGTTTCAATTACTTGTGCGCGTGAATCTAGGTCAGCATTGATTTTGTCATACTGAACGTTTTCTTCAGCAGATAAATCTCTTTTTTCTGCTGCTGCATTGTCAAGAAGTGCTTTGGCTTCGTGCCAAGCCTTTTGACGTGCTTCGTGTTGTTGTTTAATATAATCAGACATTACTTAACTCCTTATAGAATTGTTTTGTGTTTGTTCATCTGCGAGGCTCACTCGACAGCAAAAATGGTGGTGGCATCCACGCAACCACTATTAGTCTAACAAAGATTTAGCGTGTCTCAGAAATTTCTGTGATTCTGGTTTCTGTAACAGGGTTAAACTTTTTGGTTTCAACAGGTTTGTCAATATTTGCAACAGCCTCAGCCATAGCATCAGCAAACTCGGCGATAACACCTGACTCAGGATTACCAGCAGCCTTTAAGATTGCTTCCTTAATTTGTTGCTTATCCATTGTTATACCGCCTTGAATAGTAGGTCAAGTTGTTTACGTTTAAGTTCAATCAAATCATCAGAGGATGGAACGTTCTCTCTTAACTTAGTGACAACTTCTTGTAACAAATCAGCTTGAATATCAGGTAACTTATCCCCAGATTCCAACTTGTTCAACGCATCAGCCAAAGCATCAGGATCAACATTTGTTCTAGAAGCCAAAATATCTAACGACCTAACAGTAGCGGTAGTTGCTTCGTAGGCTGGGAAACCAGTAACAATAGAAACTTCGTGTAAACGAATCTCTTTAAGTTGCCTGGTCATACCATCATCAGAATAAGAATCGCCACCACGAGGAACAGAGAAACCGAAAGACATTGAATGAACATCCCCACGTTTCATAAGAACAGCCAAATCGCGACCTGCTGTTGTGTCAGGCAAAGTTGCTTCAGCTAACAAGCCTTTTGAGTCCTCAGAAAGTCTTAAAGTTTTTGAACGAGTAGAAGCCAACACCTCATCCATATTGTGATTCTTAAAAAGTTTTACTTCATTTCTTGCCTTGAGTGAACGTTTGAAAGCACCAGGCATAATTGTTTCAATGAAAGGTAACGGCTCGGAATCGCTATTGAACACGGCAGCATAACCACTAAATTTCATACCATCAGAATCGGTATGTTCAACTCTTAGCTCAAAATCAACATCTGTTTTAATGCGGCGTTCTACTTTGTTCACAGTTTTTTCCTTTTCGCTCTTACTTGATTTTACATTGATTGTTGACCACCGTTGCATATTCTGTTCAGCATCTAACTGATCCACAATACTTTGGGCATAACTTTGTGTTCTTTCAGCAGCACGTTTACTTGGGCCGCTTCCCCAAAGCAAATGTGCAACAAGTCCTGCACCTGGAAAGCCAGGGTCACTCGAATTATTGTTTTGTGGTGCATCCAAATCAACTAGATGGCGGGCAACCCAAGGGGCAATCCTGCGCCACTTATCCTCAGACACACGACCCTCAGCCATATCTCTAGCTTCTTGTTTAGTTTTATCTGTCAAACCATCACCACCGAAACCTTGACGGTTAAGTTCTAAACCTCTACGAGCGGCGGCACGCATATAAGCTGGTGCTTCTAAATTGACTGCGCGTTCCTCATCAATTTCATCTGGTTGCCAAGCGTTGCAATAATATGCGCCATTAACATAATCATCCCACTTCTCACAATAAGCACGAAGTTCCCCATCAGGATATTCTTTAATATTTGATTCATCATAAAAATAACAATTACCGCAAGCACGACCCTCTGGAACATCCTCAGATAAAGATGGTCTGTAATTATCGGGCAAAACTCTTTCAGCATCAGGTAATAAATCGCGAGTTGATTTTGGGTGGCCTTTAGGAAGTAAATCAAAGTCAGTAATGTATTTAGGGTTTTCAGGTCTACCATTTCTTAACAGATAAAGGAAAGCGTTAACGCGAGCCATTGACCATTGAGCACGAGTAATTCCTGGTCTATGTGAAGTTGAATACGCACCTGAACCACGTCTGTAAACGGCTTTCAGTTGACCAAGGCTTGTTCGTGTGTAATCAGGTTTATTTTTCTTTGCCATATCGTCATTATGTTCCGAAACTTTGTTCCTCAAACCAGTTGTTGTTTTCTCATCAAATGCAACATCCCCACCTGTGCCCTTAGCACTATCAGGTTTATTTTCATCACTACCTTGGATTTGGTCTTTTGCTGGTGCTGGTGCGCGTTGTCCACCTGGTTCAATATCCTCAGCTAAAGAGATGGCAACCATATGATCAATAGCAGTTTGTTTATCCGTGTGACAGCCTAAAATTTCGCCATCCTCTTTTACTGTTGCCCAACCAGAGCAACCATCTGCTTTATCGGTAATAAAATATGGCATCAGATTATTTGTTTTATAGTGGATACTGTGGCTGTTGAAGTGGTAATAATTGCGTACAAAGCATTTCCTGGCATTAGGTTGATTTCAAATGAATCGAGTTTAGGTAATCTTAAGCCTGTTGAAGTTGTGACAGCAGAGTTTCCTATGTAAACATTGTCGGTGTTGTCGTGTAAATGCAAATGCACCAAAACTGGGTTGCTATCTGCGGCAATGAGAAGTGTTGGGCTAGTGGTAACAGTAACTTGAGAACTTGTTAAAGCCATCAATCCGCCTTAAAGAATCGTAAGCAAGTCAAGGTCATCTTGCTCTGTAGAAAAGTCTATCCGACTTTGTGCCATAGCACCTAAACCAAAAAGGTCAGTTTGACTGGTTGCAAAAATTGTTTTAATTAAAGGGTCAAGAGGCTCAAACTTGTAGTCAATAATTGTTGGTTCAATTTTGACTGGTTCAGGTTTCTTTTTATTTTTGACTTGATAGTAGGGATTTCTTTTACCGTACTTTTGTTCTGGTGTTGGAACAACGGCATTAGCGTTAGCAACTAAACCACCCATTTCTGAAACCGCTGTGACTTGAACTAGAGGTAAGGCTTGAATAGTTGCAATAAGTGATCCTAGTAAAGATTGGGCTAAAGCAACTTTTGTGACCACAACTGAAGCTAAGGAACTTAACGCCCCAAGTTGAGTTGTGGCTGTGACCTGGACGATTGGGGTTGATTGAACTGTGGCAGACATTCCACCTAAAGCACTTGTGGCAACATCATTAACAACAATTGGTTCACCTGAACTTAAAACATTGGTGTCCAGTTTTCCACGATTAGTAGAATCAAGAATTAAAGTTGGGGGTGTTGTTAAATAATCTGTATCAAGTTGCCCTGTGTCTAGGACAAATTTTGATGCCATAGTTTAACTAGCGACTGTTAGAGATGCTGTTAAAGAACCTGAAGCAATAGTGTAAGTGTCGCCTGCTGTGTAAGGGTTACCTGTGACTGTGCCTGAGAACAAAAAGTTACCAGCACTCAAATTATCCCAAGCTGTAAAATGTGTTGCATCCTCAGAACCAGCAATGTTAGTCCAAGTTATATCTGCATCTGAAGCGATAGCACCAGCAGAAGCAACAGCGAAAGAAACAGATTTGCGTGTGGTTTCAACAGCAGGATTACTTGTCCCATTAACACCAGGGTCGCCAACGTGCAATTTTATGTAAGGTTGTGCAACAGAATATGCTGTTGCATTACCCAAGGCGTTCAAAAAACTGTTAGCCAAATATGCGCTTAAACCTGTTGCCACTTACTCTCCACTTGTTTCAATGATTCTGACAATGTGATTGTTTTCGTCACGTTCAACAGTTCTGATTAAAGGCTTTGAATCAGGTGTGTTGATATTAACTATTGGTGGTTGAACATTGATAACGGCTGGTGGAACATTAACAACTGTTTCAGGTATTTGCACATTGATTTCGTTTGAACGAGTTACATCATAAACAGCAGTTGGGTCTTGTGGATCAATTTGTGCTACCTGTTGTAACTGTGTTGATGGAACACCTGTGTGTGAGATTGCTGGGAGTCCAAGAGCTGAAAGAACACTTGCTGGGTCAAAACCTGTTTGCACAAGTCTGGTTGCCATTGACACACGTTTGTCTTGTTCAACAACACTTGCCTCAACTAAGTTAATGTTTGCTAACGGAACACGGAACTGGTCGCCTGCATCAACAGGTCGTAAGTCCTCAAAACGTCTGACATCATTCACAGAATAGAAACCTGCCTGTAAACCGATTGAATAACCTGAAATTCTTGTTGTGAAATCACCGCGAAGTAAACCATCAACATTGAACTTTAAGAACGCTTCTGCTGGAAGTAAAGTTGAGTAGGCTTCCTCAAGTTTTTCAATATATGGTCTAAGAGTATGAACAACAAAGTTAATATTGTTTTGTTCAATCGAAGCGTAAGATTGTGCGCCAGGTGTGGTCACACCAATCATATGAGGTGGGACACGGAACAGGCGAGCAATAGATTCGACTTGGAACTTTTGTGATTCCAACATTTGTGCTTCATCAGGGTTAACACCAGTCTTAGTGAACTTTGCACCACCAGATAAAATACCTGTTTTGTGTGCTTTCCTGAAACC